GATGATGTTGGACGCACCGATCTGGTTTAGCGCACTGTTACAAATATCAACAACAGATGCCATCTAAATCTCCATAGAGTAAGAAAGCAGGGCCGGCATCACACCGGCCCCACAAAGGTTTAGTCTAGTGCGTAAAACATTGTCAGAGCGACAGAGCCTGTGCCAGCGGCACCGCCCATAGTCACTGTGACAACTTTTCCGCTTCCGTCAGCGTCAACCTCTTCACCATTCAAAAGTGCGAGCGTAGCAACTACGTCCACAATTTGAGCTGATGTTGAAGCAGCTGCAGCTTTGTACGCAGCCGCTGAAGCTGAAACAGCTGTGCCAGCGGCGTTGGTGTGGGCTGCAAAGCCTACTGAAAGAGTTGTTGATGAACCCAACGCATCGTGTGCTAGCTGGCCAGATAAGATCCGGGCGCCGTCCGGCAATGCGAACATCTCAATCACATCACCAGATGCGAGTGAAGATGCTTCGTATGTGCCGTGTGCGACACGAACTGCTCCTGCAAGCTCGTTGGCTTTCACGAAATCAGAAGGGTCGTTTTGCGTCAGCGTTGTTCGCTGTGTGCTGTAAACAGTAGCCATTTTTCATGCCCTCCTTATGCTGATTCGTCACAATCGATTTGCACGACTTTTTCTTCTTCCATCCGGGTCGCGCCGAAAGTGGCACAGTAGTAAACCTGGGTAGAATAAGATTTGTCAGAACGCTCATCGATGCGTGACATTACGTCTTTGCCGACTGCCATTTTCAGACCATCTTCGGCCCAAGCAAAGCAGCTACGAATGTTTCCAGACTTGGCCAAACGAGTTGACACATGGAAGGTAAAGCCGAGGAAAGTGTTTATCTCACCTTGGACTAGAGCCTTGATTGTATTGAAATCAGAGCTAGTAACAGTTGTACTGTTCAGCAAAGCTTCAATCTGGTCTGGACCCACAGCAATATGACGTGGGATAGATGGGTCAACGGATGCCAAGTCCAAAGTCTTTTTGGCCTGGATCAATTTTGCCAAGGTCAGGTCAGCTGAACCATTGGCGATCTGATGTGCAGCAAGCATAGAAGTGCTTGTTGCGCCAGACTTGCCGGTCTTGCTGGTTCCTGTTGCTGCCTCAATAATGGCATCGTCCATTGAACGTCCCATTGCTGCTGCAGCGGCTCTTGCATATGTTGAGGTTGGATCAATCAACATACGGACTTTATCCGCATCATCGATTAAATCTGCCCACTCATACGAATCCATAGTCACCATCCGGCGGCTATGGGGTGTTTCGACCATGGGTGTATCGCCATGGCGTGACGTGCGTTTCACCGCAGCTGTTGAGCCAATCTGGTCAAAGAAAGCCTTTTCACCAGTCACTGATTCCTCTGAAACGGCGCCGCGCAATACGGAACCCATTTGCTGAGAAAGCAGCTGTACATTTGAGCTAAACTGCTGGGAAAACGCGGTTGAGATTTGAGTGCTCATTACACTCTCCTTTCACTATGCGTTTTTGAAATGCTCGCTACCCGGCACCCGCCGGACGAAAAGGTTTTGCAATTACGGTTGCGACGCGACCGGGGCTATGCAGCTTGACCGGGTTTTTTGCTTGGTGCCGTTGCCGTTTGGGCCTTTGGCTTGTCAATCGGTTGTAAACACCATTGCAAATTTTTATCGGCGTGTTCCAAAGGGTTTGAGATCATCGCAGCTGAACCTGTTTCCAGGGTTAAGCGCAACACCTCAAGCCGGAACTCGCGATCTGTTTGTTTATCATCCACTCATCATTCCCCTAAATTTTAGCGCTTCGTTCACATAGAACTCATGCTCAGGGTGACGTTGGTTCCAGTATGGCGAACCTTCTACTGTAAGTTCAGCCAGGCGCTGTTGTGCATCACCGGGCGTTAATGAACCAGATGTTTTGATACCTTCCAGGCTATCTTCGCCAATCTTGCTATTGATAAACTGACCAATATTTACCATCATTTTAATCATTTCCGGGTGGTCGCCCAGGAGCCGGCCATCAGCCAGTTGCACTTCCGGGAGATCGTCGGTGCCAAACTCTTGTAAGACCGCGTGGCCATTTGCCATGCGGTCATCATAAGCTGCGCCATATTCCTTTTTTAGCTCAACCTCTGCGTTAGCGCGCGCTTCTTGCACCTGGCCATCATCAGACCCCATCATGCCGCCCAGAAACTCGTTATAGCCGCCGAGTAACTTTTGTGCTTGCTGAGGTGTAAGCCCAGCCTCATGCGCCGCGCTTTTAAACCAACCAAGCATTTCGTCGCTGGCCTCTGCGCCTTCGGGCAGCTCGTTGGCTAGCTCGTAACCATCCGGGCTATCTGGTCGGCCTAGTTTGCGATAAACCTCGCCCCAGTCCTCATCAGTGGCGTGTTTGCCTGGGATAGCTACTTTGTCAGCGCCAATCATGGACTGCGCGTTCACATAGCTTTTTGCCAGAGCTCCAACGTCTGAAATATGTTCTAGTGATTTATGCCCTCGGATTTCCTCCGGGACGCTAGTGCGCCAATCATCGTTGGCGACAGACGGTGCTACCTCTTCAACAGAGACATCCGCTACCTGTTCTTCACTCATCTGATATCATATCCTCTAATTGTTTACGATCGCGCAGCATTGACTTGATAAACAAAACCACCGTGCGCTGCCCTTCACGGTAGGCTGTCTCATGTGGGTCAGATGAAAAGGTTGAACTATGTTCACAAAATCTCATGCCTAAATCATCTAGAACCCGCTCTCCTTGAACTGTTGTGAACAGCTCCTTGTAGAGCTCTATCGTATCTTCCGGGGTCATTCTCCAATGACCTCATCCAACGTAACACCGGAGCCCTCAACGGCTCTAACCATTGGCGCTGCATTACCAGCGGCTTCAGCTGTTTGCATCAGCTGCATTTGCTCTGCCTGTTCTGCTTGTTGCTCTTGGCGCTGGGCTCGCATCATGGCGACCTCGCGGTCGCCGCGCACAGCTGTGGCTGGTACGCCCAGGATCTTGATCAGATGCTTGGAAATTCCGTCGCTATCGACATAATCCATAATCCCCGGATCAAGCTGTGATAGCGGTGTCATTAACTCAAGAAGCCTGGTCATTGATTGTATATCGCCCTGGCGCTGTGCTTTGGCCAACGGGCTGACATATTCTATTTCTAGCTTTTGGTTTAGCATAAAGTCCGGCGCCGGCTGGAACGCTTTCTGGCGGGATAATATTGAATATACCCGGCTGATCAGCGGTTGCAGCAGCTCCTGGCTGAGTCTGCCCGTAAGAGGGCCAAGCAGCCTCATCTTTTCTTCGGTACGCTGGACAACTTCTGTTGCCGTCATTTGCGGCCCCTGGCCCAGGATTAGCTGGTCAACATAGAAAGCAGCGCGGATTGCAGTGCGGCGCTGTTCTTCCATATTCAGACCCAGCGGGTTGTTTGCCCCTATATTTAGCGGCTCAATGCGGTCGCGCGTACCAGATCTGTAAAAGTTCAGACCTCCCGGCACTGTTCTGACCGGCAACATGAAACCATCGTCCGGGACCAGTAATGGGGGATCGACCTGTTTTTGTGCTGCCCGGATTGTTACCTCGGACATTTTATTGAGCATCTTGATATCGGCAAGCGCTGTCATAGCCGGCGATCGGCCATAACCGATTTCAAACGAGCTCTTTGTATAGCGCGGCGCCATATACGGGAACTCATCAAAGCCCGATTCGCTCAGCGTTACTTTTTCATCAGGTTCAATATACACAGAAGCAAAGGGCTTGTTGTCAGCTGTTACCTTTGTAATGTCCCGCTCCTGGCGTTCATACACAGCATGAACCAGGGGGATTTGCTCATAAGGATTTTCTGATGCTTTTTTAAGTATTTTACTGTTTAGCCCCTCCTCACCAAAGCGCGCAACTGCCGCCCTGGCTGGCATTTTAAATTTACGAAAGACCGTATCAACCCGCCCCTTGTCATCCTCGGACAAGAAGCACTCTTTGATGTGCCGGGTACTAAAACGCACTTGCTGTTCATCGTCTGCATCAACAAACATAACAGCCGTGCCGAATGTAACTAGATCCTGATAGAGCTCATGGATTTGCTCTTGAAAGTTAGAGCGGTTAAAAGCCTGGTACATTACGTCCTCGACGCCTTGCAGCCATTCCTTAGCTTCATCGTCGCCGTTCAGCTCAGGATCAGAATAGCGCAAGCTAAACCAGCTGGTTGATCCATTGGTCAGCATACCATGCAGCGACGCGGCCAGCAGCTCAGCTGCATGAATAGCAGTGCCATCAAAGACCAGCTCAGAGCGTTTGTCGCCAGGAGAGCGGTTCTTTGTAACGTCAGCTTTCCGTGGCACGACATAGTCGGCCACCTCTTGCCAATGGCTCTCCCATGTCTGGCGCTGCGTTTCCAGGCTATGGAGTCGCTTTATCAGTATGCTTGCAATTTCGTCAGCCATTTAGCCACCCAGAAGTGTTTTGGATTCTGTGGGCGCATCACCGATAACGCCCTTTGTGCCAGTAAGGATTGTTTTTGATTTCTTTCTTTTCTTCTTTGTTTTGCCCTCGGAATATTCCGCATCGGCAGGGTTGTTTGCATCAACAACATCCACACCTTTCTGGGCCTGAAGCGCCGCCTCTTGTTTAGCTTTTGCCGCTGCCTCAGCTGCAGCCTTTTCTTGCGCTGCTTTTGCCTCGGCTGCTGCCTTTGCCGCAGCTGCGTCAGCTTTCATTTGCTCACCAGCAATCGACTTGTTTGTTGGCACAAGGCCAACAGCCTTTGCTGTCTCTCCAATTATTTTTTTTGGCACTCTTCTGATGAACCTTGATGCTCTTCTAATTATTCCACCCATATCAATCTCCTGGCTGCTTTGGTCGTTTTGATGCGCCTAACAACGAGGCGTATTGAACTGGTGCGTCTGACATCACGCCTTGGGCTGATGTTTTAACATTTGTCTTTTGGTTAGCTTTTTTCTTAGCTTTTTCGCCGGTCATGTTGTCTATCGTTGCATCAACCACATCATTTGGGCGCACAACGGCTTCTGGCGTTACAACAGCTGGCGGCGGGGGTGGCGGCGCTGGCGGCGGCGGGATGTTAATCTTTGGACGTAAAAAACTCATAAACTCACTCCTAACGGGTTATATCCGTTATCAGCTAACGCTTGAGGCGGTCTTTCAAACTGTGTGTTTTGTTTAAGACCGACTGCCAAATACCGAAAAGCATCTGCAGCATGGCTCGACCAGTCATGGACAGGCGTGTTCCTAAAGCTTCTAAGCCGCTCGTTATATGCCCGGTGATAGTGCCTAAGAGATTCCAGGCCCGGTTTACAACTCTCCTGATCAAACCAGCAGCGTGGGATAAGCATTTGTGCAGCATGAAGTCCGTCCTCAACTGGCAGCTTTGGAACTACCCTAAAATTAATTCCTAAATCCCATGCGACCTCGCGCCGGCTTTTGCCGCTGCCCATCTCTCTCACTTCAATGTCGTGCGGGGCATTATGTGTGCCGTAAAGGTAATCTTTGTCTTGCAGCACTCTGGCATAGTGCGGCAGGCCCTCGCCCCGGTTCTCATAAAAATCTATGACGTGAACAGCTCGGCCCACGGTTTGCGTAAACCAAATCGCTGTGCTATCGCCAATGCCCAGATCCCACCAGGTATCTACCTTCGCCGTTGGATCATAGGGCACTGAAGAGATGCGGCCCGTTTCCTGAGCCTCTTGAAGCTCTTTTCCAAAAACAGCCCCTGGGACATTGGCAACCCAGCTACACTGGAACTCTTGCTCAAACTGATCAACGCTCATCATAGAGCGCGCAGCCTCAAGCTCTTCCTGGTCTAAAATGTTAGTCTCGCTGGCCTTGTAAATCGCTGTGTGCCAGTCATCCTGTTGCTCAGCAGCTGTGAACAAATACTAAAAAGCATTATGACCCCTGGGCGTTCCAATAAAGATCGCATAGCCCTTGCGGTCACTCAGAGCCGGCCTGATGACCTCCGGGAACAAAGACTCCGGCATATCGGCCATCTCATCAAGCACAACACCATCAGCATATATGCCCCTGAGACTGGCCGGGTTCTCCGATCCAAGCAGCTGTATCCTCGCACCATTAGGCAAGTCACACCTAAGCTCAGTCTCGTGAAACCTGACCATCGGTATCTTGCCAGCAAACTGCTTGATATAATCAAAGCTAATCTGCTTAGCTTGCCTATAGGTGGGCGCTATGTAGAAAAACCTCGGATTAGGCCGGTCACACAGTATAGCGTCCCTCAGCAAGTGATTTATCGCCATGACAGTCTTGCCAGCCCGTCGATGCATAACAACGACAGCCCAGCGTTTCTCGCTTAGCTCGGCGTGTAGCTTTGCCTGGAGAGGTCTAGGCGTATAGGGGATCTCAATGTTCATGTGAGAGACAGGCTCATGATAGGTTATTATATGCTATAGATTCGGCGGGTGCATCTGGGGGTAGGTGGGGGTCGCGTTTAGGAAATCCCACACACACAACAGGTATGTATCCCGTCACTCTCGCAAGCATATCAATGGTTACAGCCTGGCCAGTGCCAAGCCAGTGCCAAGACTGCTACAGCCCGGCATCAATCTAAGAAAAAACAAAAAGCTTTGGGTGCCTTGTACGCGCGAGCACTGACACAGACAGCTTGTTATATATATCAATCACGTTCTATCACGACAGGTTCAGCATTGCCCCACGTCAAAGTAACAGTCCCGCTAGCGCTCTGCTTATCGTCTGCCTTGTCTCTAATACCAAGAGGTTGCATCTGCCTGATGTGCTTATCCTTGTGGTCTGCCTCTAACCGTCTACGCTGTACCTCAGCCATGGCTAGCTTAGGATCGTCGGGCAATGGCGCTTCAACGAGATCAATGATCTGATCACGCATTACCTCGCATTGCAGAGCTCTTGCTGTCCTATAGCTTGTGTAAGCTTCCTCATCCTCTTGAACATGGCGCAGCACTGTTCTCCAGCTAGGCAACGAGCTATCCTCGTTACATATCCTAGTCAGACTAACCCCGTCTGCAATCCTCTCGCAGATCGTTGTCATCTGTGCTTTTGTGATACGTCGTTTAGCCATGAGCATCCGAAAAGAGCTGACCCGGCCATAGCAGCTGCCAGGCTGAGCCAGCTTGTAAGGTTCAAGTTAAGGGAGAAAATACGCAACATATTGTGCAGCGTAATAGAATCTGTACCAGTTTTAGAACATTCGCGTCAAGTGCTTTGACGA